TCTTCCGATCTGGTTTCAATCGGGCGGTTGAGTTAATGGAGTTATTTTTAAAGGAGAAGCGAGATGAATCTGAACAAAATACTACGCAGAGTTAAATTGGTTGAAGATGAACCTAAAAAAGAACCCAAGCCACCCCTTGCGGTAGGTTTAAATTCCAAATTTGTTTACTCAAAAGGCTCTGATGTATTAAAAACTTTTAAGCGACATGGTTTTGTTCCACCTAGTGAGTATCGAGAAGACTATCTTTTTAAGAAGAATCGTGAGATGACTAATGAATGAGAATGATTTAAGAGATTGTTTTGCGATGTTTGTTTTAAATGGAATAGTAAGTAGAGGAATTACTAGCCATACCGATTTAAGTGAGGTAGCTGATAACGCTTATAAGTTAGCAGATGCAATGCTCGAGGCTCGCAAGCCCAAAGAAGAATCAGGAATTGTTGCAGTTAAACGTAGTTCAACTAAAAGGAGAAGTAATGAAACAAAATAGCGTTCCACGTCGTCGTGGAAGACCACCTAAGAATCAAATTAATCTTACGGAAATTCGTGATGGACAAGTCAGATTTGTAAAAGAAATGTTATTAGCAGATAACGTCAATAGCCCAAACCACTACACCACAGGCGGTATTGAAACGATTGATTTTATTGAGGCAAAGAAGTTAGGGTATAACCTAGGTAATGTCGTCAAGTATATTTCTAGGGCAGACTATAAGGGTAAACACTTAGAGGACTTAAAGAAAGCTGAATGGTATCTTAAGCGTGAGATTGCTTTAGTAGAAAAACAGTAACCCCTAGGGAGTTAGGCTTTGGCTTTGCTCCCTATTTTTGTATCTATTGAATTTGTTATTTAAGGATTTAAGTGCAACTAATTACCCTAGACTTTGAGACATACTACGCTCAAGACTTTTCGTTATCTAAGCTGACAACTGAGGAATATATCAGGAATAGACGCTTTGAGGTTATCGGTGTTGGTGTAAAGATTGACGACGGCGTCACCAAATGGTTTTCTGGCTCACACCTCGAAACCCAAAAATACCTTTCCACCCTCCCGTGGAACGACTCTGCTTTGCTCTGCCACAATACAATGTTTGACGGCGCAATCCTAGCGTGGAAATTTGGCATTAAACCCAAGTTTTACTACGATACCCTGTGCATGGGTCGGGCTACCAATGGAGTAGATGTGGGTGGTTCATTGAACTACCTTGCCGAGCGTTATAAATTAGGCAAAAAGGGAACGGAAGTCCTCGATGCTAAAGGCAAAAATATAACTGGTTTCACAAATAGCGAGCTTGCGCAGTATGGCGAGTATTGCAAGAATGACGTGGAACTAACGTTTAAGCTCTTCCAAGTATTGTCGAGTGCGTTTCCGCAAGAAGAATTATCTTTAATTGATTTGACTCTACGGATGTTTATTAATCCAATTCTAAGCGTTGACGATGCCCTTTTGTCTGAACGGCTGGAAGAACTTAAAGATGAAAAGTTTAAGTTATTGGGTTCTTTAAAGGAAAAGCTAGAGTGTGATAGCGAAGAGGCTGTTCGCAAGAAGTTAGCTAGTAATAAACAATTCGCTGCGGTGCTAGAAGAGTTTGGTGTCCAAGTGCCAATGAAGGAAAGTAAGACTACTGGTAAGCTAACCTATGCGCTGGCAAAAAACGACACAGGATTTATAGCGTTGACAGAACACGAAGACCCATTTATCCAGCAACTTGCTGCGGTGCGTTTGGGAACTAAATCAACTATTGAGGAGAGTAGGATTGAAAGATTCATCGACGTTGGGTCTCGTAACAGAGGACTTCTCCCCATCCCCCTCAAATACTACGGGGCGCACACGGGTCGTTGGGCAGGGTCGGACAAGGTTAACTTCCAAAATCTGCCGTCCCGTGACGTTAAGAAAAAAGCTCTTAAGCAAGCGGTGGTTGCCCCAGAGGGATATAAGATTATCAATTGCGACTCGTCTCAGATTGAGGCAAGAGTTCTTGCTTGGCTTTCGGGTCAGACCGACTTGGTTGAAGAGTTCCAATTGGGAGATGATGTTTACTCCATCTTTGCGTCGAAAATATATGGTAGAGAAATCACCAAAAAAGACCCCGTTGAAAGGTTCGTGGGTAAAACCTGCATACTTGGACTCGGATATGGTACTGGAGCATTAAAGTTACAGCACACGCTAAAGACATCTCCACCTGGCGCGGATCTTAGTGAAGATAAGTGTAAAGATATTGTTAAGCTATACAGAGACACTAACGATAAGATCGTTGATCTTTGGAAAGAAGGCGATACTGCGTTAAAGCATCTTTCAGACTGGCAACCCGAATTTCAACCATTTAACTATGGCGAGCATGACTGCGTAAAAGTAGATAAAGAAGGCTTTCTATTACCCAACGGGCTATATATCCGTTACCCTGACCTCAAGCTTGATACTGATGAAACTAATAGCGGATACAAGTATCAGTCACGCAAAGGCCCCGTGTCTCTATGGGGCGGATCTATTGTAGAAAACGTAGTCCAAGCATTAGCTAGGATTATTGTGGGTGAACAAATGCTTAAATTAGCCGAGCGCTATAGGCCTGTGCTAACTGTGCATGATGCGGCGGTATGTGTAGTTCCCGAAGAAGACGTAGATGAGGCTTGTGCATGGATCGTCGAGGTCATGTCAACACCACCTGACTGGGCTAAGGGTTTACCCGTGGCTTGTGAAGCCCAAGTAGGATACAACTATGGAGAGATGGAAGAATGGAAACCAAACAAATAGACGAAGATCAATTAAGAGTAGCCAAACTTTTAATTGCTGGCTGGGTTAAAAATTGGTCTTGTTTAACGTTGTTTAATGTTATTACAGGCGATAGATTAAGAACTATTAAACAGGTAGAAGAACTGCAACAGAAGTATAAATTTCTTCCGTCTGATTGGTTTTGGTATTTTGGTAAAAATGGTTTTTCCCATAAAGAAATAAAGAAATTTATTGCTGATTTTGACCGCAAATTAAGCAATGCGTTGTGGGATACGGAAGACAACTTAAAAAAACTATCGTTTGCGTCTTATTTAGCCACATTAGACTCGACTGGTATAAAAGCTTCTTCAAAATACAATAGACAAGAAAAAGCGGAGAACGAAAAAGCTATAAGGGGTGCAAAGGGAAATTACATTGCTGGCGTATATAATAAAGAGTACGGTCAAAAAATGAACGGAACCCATTGGAACACAGTTAAATGACAACTTTTACCACAGAAGACAGAATTAGAGCAATGTTTGAAACAGAATTAGAACCTATTCCATTTATGGGATTAGTAGATATTAGCGAACCTTTGATGACCCAAGAAGCTATAGCTACTGAATTGGGTGTCAGTCGCCAGACAGTTAGAAATATAGAAGCAAGCGCGTTTAAAAAAATACGCAAAGCGTTGTTTGAAAAAGGTATTGATAGAGAGGACTTAGTATGATTGAAAGTTTGTTAAAAGAAGAAATGAAAAAATATTACGAATGGCTTGAAAATTATTTAAAACAGAGTAATATGTCAACATGAACTTTACATGGTCATTCTCCTCTCTTAAAGAATACGTTAACTGCCCCCGTCAGTATCAGGAGTTAAAGGTATTAAAGCGTTTTGAAAAGAAAGCTACAGAGCAAATGCTCTACGGCACAGTAGTCCATAAAGTTTGTGAAGATTATGTGGCTGAGGGTAAACCCCTAGCTAAAAACTACGAGCGTTTTAAACCCGTATTAGATTCTTTAGTTGCAATTCCTGGGACTAAGTATCCTGAGTATGAGATGGCATTGACCCGTGACAAAGTTCCATGTGGGTTTACAGATGAGAACCGTTGGGTTCGTGGGATTGTGGACTTGCTTATTGTAGATGGCGACCACGCGTTTATTGTTGACTACAAGACTGGTTCTAATCGTTACCCTGACCCAAAACAGTTAAAGCTGATGGCTCTTATGACGTTTGCCCACTTTCCCGAAGTTAAAGTAATTAAAGCTGGGTTGTTGTTTGTAATGCATGAAAGTTTTATGGATGAAGAATATTCTAGAAATCAGATTCCAAAACTATGGAGTTATTTTTCAACAGACCTTGAAAGATTAAACATATCCTACGAAAATAATATATGGAACCCAAACCCTACCCCGTTATGTGGTTGGTGTCCTGTTAAGACGTGTGAGTTTCATAAGGAAAAATAATGGATATTTCAGTAAAAATTACTAAGGAAAATAAAGATGGTTCGGCTGACGCTGTTGTTAGATTCGACAAATACGGACTCGAAACGCTTGTGCAATGGGGGCTTATCAGTATGCTTAAAGAAGCCATTAATGAGTATGCCACTGCCGACCAAATTGCTAGCAGAACTAACTCTTTCCCTGTTAAAAAAGCCACCAAAAAGAAAGCGGTAAAAACTTTTACTGGCGGTAAACCAAACTATGTAAAGAAAGCGAAGTAATTATGTCATATGTTAATAAACCGAGACCCTATGCAAAAGAATATCAGCAAGAAAAAGCCCGTGGTGAACACGAACGTCGTATGGAGCGTCAAAGAGCGCGGAGGGCGTTGGATAAAAAGTTACCTGACGGAAACGGAAACGGAAAAGCCGACGCAAGAGAAGGCAAAGACGTAGCCCACCGTAAAGCGTTGGACAAAGGCGGTTCAAATAAAGATGGTACTTACATTACTACTGCCGCTAAGAACCGTAGCTTTAGCCGTGATTCAAAAGGTAATTTAGTATCAGAAACTAGTAAAAAAGAACGTAAGAAATAATTGGTGGTGGGCGTTGCCGTTAGGCATGTAGTGGGCAACAAAGAGGTTTTTGCATGCATTTTCCCTCTGGGGTGAGACCCTAAACCATGTCAGTTAAGCGGTGTTTGTGAGGTCTAGTCCTATAACTAGTACTTCTCCTTGGCACGACAGGCTTGACCGACTAGCCCCCGTAAGGGGCGCCGTTTATATTTAGTTAAAGGACAGTTGTGGAAATAGTAGAAAACGTAGCAGTAAAATTTAAGATGCCGTCAGATAAAACAGGATTAATAATTGACCACTTAGAAAAAAGCGAAGTTCTAAACGACAACGGTCAAATAGCTGAAGTAGCAGTCTATTGGGGCATCAAAGAGATGCAACACCTAACTAGAATCTGTGCAGAAAAAATTCCATCACCGATACAACGCGACTACGAATGGCCTGGGATGTATACACCATTCAAACATCAAGAAACCACGGCTGCGTTTTTATCTTTGCACGACAGAGCTTTTTGCTTTAATGAGGCTGGTACAGGCAAGACTTCATCTGTAATTTGGGCTGCCGATTATTTGATGACGCAAGGTTTAATTAAACGCGTTTTAATTATTTGCCCTTTATCCATTATGTATTCAGCTTGGCAAGCTGACATCTTTAAAACATCTATGCATCGTAGCGTTGCCGTTGCTTATGGCGATGCCGAAAGACGTAAAAAAATAATTAAAGGAATCTATGAGTTTGTCATCATAAATTATGATGGTGTAGGTATTGTCGCGGATGAAATAAGTAAGTTAGGGTTTGACCTAATTGTTGTTGATGAAGCAAACGCGTATAAAACAGCTACAACTAAACGATTTAAAACATTAGCAAAAATATTGAAACCCTCTACTAAACTTTGGATGCTTACTGGAACACCAGCTTCCCAATCTCCACTCGATGCATATGGCTTAGCGCGTTTGGTATCCCCAGGAAATGTACCTAAATATTTTACCGCATGGCGTGACAAAGTAATGCACCAGATTACACGCTTTAAGTATGTGCCTAAGCCTACCTCTAGGAACGACGTATACAATGCGCTACAACCCGCCATTCGGTTTGAGAAAGCCCAATGCTTAGACTTACCTGATGTAACTTATCAGACCCGTGAAGTACCGCTTACACCGCAAGTTAGTAGATATTACAACGCTATTAAAAGTCAGATGCTTATTGAAGCGGCAGGGGAAAAAATTAGTGCCGTCAATGCGGCGGCAAAACTTACAAAGCTATTGCAAATTTCGGGAGGGGCTGTCTATACCGACACCCGTGAAGTTGTGGAGTTTGATGTATCACCACGACTAAATGCCCTAATGGAAGTGATTGATGAAACGATTCACAAGGTTATAATCTTTGTCCCGTTCCGTCACACTATTGAATTGGTTTCTAAACATTTAAAAGGAGAAGGCATTACTAATGAAATTATTAACGGAGATGTAGGAGCAAAAGAACGAGGCGATTTAATTAATCGTTTTCAAAATTCAGAATTTCCACGAGTTCTAATAATTCAGCCACAAGCCGCGTCGCATGGTGTGACTCTAACTGCCGCCAATACAGTAGTATTTTGGTCTCCAGTAATGAGTGTGGAAACATACTTGCAATGTATAGCTCGTATCGACCGTTATGGTCAGGTTAATAAGATGACCGTTGTGCATCTACAAGGTTCAGAAGTTGAACGCAAGATGTATCAGATGTTACAAGGAAAAGTTGCTAGCCACGAGAAGCTGGTTGATCTGTATAAAGAAGAATTAGGAATAAACGATGAGTGAAACAATCGAAGAAACAAATTTAGATGAATTAGTAAAAATATACTTGACAATAAGAAATGAGCGTGATAGATTAGAGGGTGAGTGGAAAGACAAACTCAGAGAAATTGAGGGCGAACTTTCTATACTTTCACAGCAAATGTTGGCTGTATGTAATGAGTCCAATGCGACTAGCATTAAAACGAAGCAAGGGACTGTAATTAAGAAGTTGAGTGAAAGATTTACCTTGTCAGATAGAGGAGCATTTGATGAGTTTGTCCGTGAAAACGATGCCGTAGAGTTGTATGAAGCAAGGATTCATCAGGGCAATTTTAAAGAATTCATCGCTGAGCATGCAAATGAAGGTCTGCCGCCTGGTGTGAATGTTATGAGAGAGTTTACAATCGTTGTCCGTAAACCCACTTCAGAGTAGTTAAATTTAGTTAAATAAGGAGTTTTAGTATGAATACAGAGTTAGTTAATTTGAGCGCTATCGGTGCGTTAGCAACAGTTGGTGGGTTAGACGAAGATACATTAGCCGTAGCTGGTGGCGGTGGCACTCGTCAAGGCACTAAACGCTTGTCCATTAAAGGTAGCGTGTTCCGTAAGTATGTTGGTGGTAAAGAGATCGGTGCGATTGAAGACCGCTACATGAACGTCATCATTGTTAAGATGGCGCACAAAGCATCCCGTACGTTCTACGATAAGGGCTACAAAGAAGGCGAGAAAGTATCCCCAGCTTGCTGGTCGTCTGATTCAGAAAAGCCAGATGAGGCTGTAAAAAATGCCCCAGCTACTAGTTGTAATGCATGCCCTAATAGTGCAAAAGGTTCTGGTGATAATGGTTATGGAGCTAAATGCAAACTGTCTTGGCGTACCGCAGTCGTTTTACCGAACGACCCAGCAGGTGACGTAATGCAGTTGGTTCTCCCAGCAACGTCAGCCTTCGGTAAAGAAGATAATGGTAGATGGCCTTTCCGCCCTTACATTCAACACCTAGCGTCACACAATGTGTCAGCGGGCCGCGTGGTAACTAAGATAGCCTTCGATACAAAATCTCCTACACCAAAGGTTTTGTTCTCTCCAGTCGGTGCTATACCCGATGCTGATTTGGAAGTCATTGCTCGTCAAGCCAAAAGCCCAGCAGCGGAAGCGGCTATTAAGTTAACTGTATTTCAAGCGGATAGCACAGGCGATACAGAAGTAGCCCAGCCAGAGGCAGTAGCAGAACCAGTAAAGCGTGAGTCTAAAGCTGATGCTGGCGAAAAAGCATCTGATGTTTCAGATGTTGTTAAAAAATGGTCTACTAAGAAGTAAGGATAAGGAATGCCACGGACATATAGCCAAGAGCTAATCACAACGGTTAGTAAGTTAAACCCCAACTACCCAGGGGTTGCGCTAGCTAAAGCATGCATACAAGCGAATTTACCCTCCAAGTATGTAGCTATAGCACTAAAAGTAACAAGGATGACGCTTCATAGCTGGTTCCGTGGTAAACCAATTCGTTTTAAGAATCAACAACTTGTCGAAGTATTTACTGACTTAGTGGAAAGTGACACGGCTAAAGGGTTTCTCCCAGTTAAAAATACAGCCGAAGCTAAGGCATACTTAGAGGATATGATCGGCAAAAAGATTTAAATTAACGGGGGAAAGCGAGTGTTTTATCATGCTTCACATACATGATTGCAAGTACCCCACCCAATAACCTAACCGAGGATTTCTCGGTTTTTTAAACTCTGCGCATATGTTAAAACAATTTTACAAGAAAGCATTGCCATCGCAGGGTGTTTATTGTGTAAGTGGTATAGAGCAGTCAACAAAGAAAACGACTAACCGCTTTGCTGAAACACTTGAAGATGTATTTAAATTAATTGAAAAAACAAAGGATCAAAAACATAACACGTTTGTTGCATTAGGTAGCTTTGAAGGATTTAGTAGAAAGGCAGAGAACTGCTTATATTTCCGTACATTTTTTATTGACTTAGATGTTGGTGAGGGTAAAGCATATGGTGACAAGGGCGAGGCGCAAACAGCCTTATGGAAATTCCTTGGTGAAACAAGTTTGCCTAATCCTGTATGCGTTGATAGCGGTGGTGGTATGCATGCCTATTGGATTATGGATAGGGATATACCTATTGATGAGTACCTTCCTTACGCGCAAAAATTCAAAGCCTTTGCATTAAGTCACATATCTGCTGACGCTTCGGTAATGGCTGATCCTTCTCGGATTATGCGTTGCCCTGAGACGCTTAACTATAAGTTTGACCCCCCAGAACCTACGTCAGTTATTGGTGATGAGATTCATGTTTATGACTGGGATGAGTTTAAAGAGTTCTTAGATGGGGCAGTAGAGACTGAGCCTACCGACGTGCTGGCAAAAGTTAAGAAGGGATTAGACGAAGATACGCTAGCTATGAAGAAGCTAGATAACTTTGAGTGGGACTTTAATAAGTTAGCTGTTCGTTCTTTAGAAGGTAGTGGTTGTAATCAAGTTAAGCATTGGTTAGAAAATGCCCAAACTCTAAGTTATGACGATTGGTTTAGCAGTATGAACATCGCTTACTTCTGTAAAGATGGCGATAGCATGATCCATGAAGTTTCTAATGAGCACCCAGACTATACACCAGAAGCTGTAGAAGCTAAGAAATTAGAATTTATAAAACGTGGCAAGCCACAAACTTGTGAGTATCTTGCCAGCCAAAACCCAGATAGATGCAAAGGATGCAAACACCGTGGAAAAATCCATACCCCAATCGTTTTGGGAAAAGCTCTTAAACAAGTTACCGAAGACGAACCCATTACCGAACCCTCCGCAGGAGAACCAAGCGCCGACCAAATCAACGCTCTCCTCGGAACCAAAACCTATGAAGCGGAACCAATTCGGGAGACATCGGATACCCAAGAAATTCCAAAATTCCCAGACTTTTTAAGTCCTTATAGCCGTGGACAAATAGGTGGTGTTTATTACAATCCTCCACCAAAAATAGATAAGAAAGGACAGACGCATTACGAAGACCCAGTAGAAATTTTAGCGCACGTTATATTTCCTGTACGTCGTTTGTTTAGTCCGTTGGACGGCGAGTGTATGACGATGCATCTGATTCTTCCTAACGATGGACTTAAAGAGTTCTTGTTACCGATGAAATCAGTTTATGCGCTAGAAGAATTAAAAAAGACCTTGGCATTCCACCAAGTAATCTATACCCCTAAATGGATTAATAACATACAAGAGTACCTTGTGAAATGGAGTCAGTACATGATTAATATAGGTAAAGCCCAACAGATGCGTATGCAATTAGGTTGGTCAGCAATGAACAACACAGAAGAATGGAAAACAAGAAGCTTTGTTATCGGTGAAAGCGAGATTACATTTGAGAAAGAAACCGTAGAATCCCCAGTATCTCCTTACATTAGAGGATTAGTTAAACACTTTAAGGCGGTAGGTACATATGAGCGCTGGCAACAGTCTGCAAACGAGCTGAACCGTATTGGGTTTGAGCTTCATGCTATGACTTGTCTTGCTGGCTTTGGTACAACGCTCATGCCCTACATGTCTACCCCAGGCGTTGTTATATCTTTGCTTGGTAGGTCTGGTTGCGCTAAGACTGGAGCTATGTATGCTGGGATTAGCGCCTTTGGCGACCCTGATGCGCTTAGCGTGTTTGAAAGTACCGACAATGGTTTAACAGGTCGTATGCTTGGTTTAAAGAATCTTATGTTTGGTGTTGACGAGATCGGTAATAAAGACCCTAAGCCTTTGTCCCAGCTAGTACATAACATTTCAAACGGTAAAGCTAAGATTCGCATGCAAGCATCGGTCAACGCTGAGCGAGTTACAGAAATGTCAGCTTCGTTGATT